CCTCCTTTGGGATCAGGCGAACGAAAGCGGAGCGACAACGCCGTGACGCTGGCGGCTGTTGCAGAACAGGTTCGACCAGCAGTCCACGGGCTGGACATAGGTGAACGGCTGGTTCGGGTGACGGAGAACCTCATGCTGCTTGAAGTACCGCTTCGCGTGGAAGATCGGGGTGAGGTAGTTGCCGTTCACGAAGTAGAAGCGCGGAGCGCGCACGACGGTGAAGTCACCAGTCTCGGTTCCGAACTGAGTGAAACCACCCGCTCCTGCGGATCCAACGCCATTGGCACCAGTCACGCCGTTGTACCCGGTAAGCGTCTGCGCGGCAGCGGTTGTCGTATTTGCCGGGTAGATCGCCGCCGTATCGAGGTCAGAGCAGTAGGTGACATCGATGCCCGCGTAGGCAGGGCTGCTGTAGGAAGCATCCTGATACGAGACGAGGGTGTCGTTGCTCAAACGCAGAGCGTTGCGGTACATCTGAACTCCGAGTCGGCTGGTGAGGATCATCTGCCGATTCAGATTGTCGTTTTCGAAGTACTGCTGCCGGGTGGACGGAGCCTCGTACTTCAGGCGCATGAACATCGTGTCCATCGCATGGAAGAGGTTGCCCAACTGGTAGGTGTGGGCGCTTCCCTGCGCGTAGATCGTGTTCGCGGTGAGAGAAGATGCCTTGACCTTGCCCCACTCCGGGCCGATAGGGGTGAGAGCATCGGACTGACTGTTGTAGAGTTCCACAACATTCGTCCAGCGGTTCTCGGTGAACGGGTTGATGCGCATCACCGTGGTGCTGGAGTTGGTCGATGCGGTGTACGGAGCCGTACCACGAAGACCGAACGCGCCGCCGAAGTTCTGCGCGATCTCGGTGAGGAAGTACGGGAGCGAGTACGGCAACTTGCCCGTGTCGGCCTCCATGTTCGCGACGCTCGGGACCGCCCACAGATCCTCTTCGAATCCGTTGAGCATCGAGGTCCACATGCGCTGCTCCTTGATGCGCTTCAGCCGCTTGTAGGCGACCTTGGTGCTGGCAGCGGTCTCGCCCGAGTTCAGTTCGACCTCGGCGTCGGTCCACGACATGTGGTCGATGTGGAAGCGCCACGGAGCGCGGACATAGTCCGTCACCTGCGGGTTGCGCCACACGAAGGTGTCGTTCGGCTGGTAGTGGTCGTAGGTACGCGAGTCATCGAACATGATGACATCGCGGATCTCGGTGCCACCCTGAATGGTCTGCTCGCGGCTCTTGCCCTTCAGGAGGCGGCTGAAGGCGTAGGTGTTCTTGACAGCCTCGTTGATGACCGCGTCGGCGCTCGTCAGGTACGACGGCCCGGTCGTGGTCATAAAGTCGTTGAAAGTGCTGATTGCGGGCATGTTGCCCTCCTAGTTAGCGGTTGATGACACGAAGAGCGTCCGCGCGCGATCCACCTGACAGCAGGATGTCGAGAACAGCGTCCTCCCGATCGATCTCGCGGGTCGCTCGCGACGGCTGCTTGCCGACGGTTGGACGCGCAGAGTTCCTCGGATCGGAACGCTTCGGATCTCCTGCCCTCATGCGGAACGCTTCTTGGACGATGTCCGAGATTGATTCGAACTGACCGGGATTCTCGCGCCCGATCTGCGCTGCCACCTTTGTGATTTCGTCGATGGACGGGGCTTCTTTCCCGTACATCGGCGCGAGACGCTCGTAGGCGCTGCGGGTCTCGTACTTGACCTCCATCGCGCGCGACTTCTCTTCGAACTCGGATCGAAGTCGGTCGGTGATCGTGCGGAGAGGCTTGGCGGCTTCATCGCCGAAGATGTCCCCGAACACCGAAAGCGGATCGGCGTCAGCCTCTCCGTCATCGGTGGCGGCGGAAGCCTTCGGGGTCTCCGATTTGTCCGCTTGGGTCTTCTTGGACTCGGCCACCTTGTTTCCGAACGAGTCCACATCCGCCTGCCTCTTCGCCGCCTTCAAGCCCCAGTCCTTCACCTTGGAAGGATCGGCCTTGATGGAGTCGATGATGTCGGCGGGAACGCCATCGCGCTGCAAAGCCTTCAGCGCCCGATCGAAGTCGGGGTCGTTCGCTGGAGCAGTCGGTTCGGGCGTGCGAGCAGCCTGCCGTGGAGCAGGCTCGTCGAATCCAAGGAGACGATCCAGCACAGCGTCCTCGTTCTCGGAGTTGTCCGCCTCGATGGCGGCTTCCGCAGCGAGTTGCTGCACCGGATTGGTGATCTCATCGGTTGGCTTGATCTGTGTTTCGGGTTCTGACATCGATCAGTCCTTCTCAAATCCGTGCCGCGACATGATTTCGCGTTCATGGCGCTTCGACATGATGACGGGCTTTCCCTGCCTGTTCGTCTTGCACCCATCCAGCCTGCGCGGAAGCGCCGTGCTGACATAGGGATACTGATGACGATTGGTTCCCGGATCCACCTGCGGAGTGCTGGCGATCCGGGTCAGAGTCTGCCCCTCGTGCGTGATAATACTGCCGATGGAAGGAGCGTCACGCATCAACATCGTGATTTCGACCACATTTCCATCGGAGTCAAGGAACTCGTACTTCATGTTACATCGCCCTATTGGCGGCGGCCTGTAGGCCAGCCATGCTGCTTGCGGGGATCGGGCTTGGTTCGCCCATCGCATTCATTGGAGGACCACCCTGCGGCCCGGGCATCGAGCCAACCTGTGCGGCCTGCGCCATCTGCGCCTGCTGCATCATCGCATTCTGATCGATCATGTCGGCGAGATGAGGCATGTTGAGTGCGTCGCCCACGGTCGAGAGGATCTCGCGCCACTTGATGAACGGCATCGCCATCATGCCCTGTGCCACACTTGTGGTGATCTGAAGAAGTTCCATCGCACGCTTCTGCACGAGCGCCTCGGAGACGCGCTCCATGCTGTACGCATCGACGGAGACCTCAAGATCCTCCCAACCGGGCATTCTGACGCCACCCGTGAACTTGGGATCAGCCTCAAGCAGCGCCTCGGCACCTTCGCGGCCGAGTGGGAATGCGACGCGATCGTCGTGCCACATGTACCACAGAACTGATCGAGCGAGATCATCGACCGACTCTTGGAACTGGCGCTTGAGGTGAGCCATGCGCATGGTTGCGCTCGACTCGGCAACAGCGACCTCGGTCGCGGTGGCCGATCCTTGGATGTTTCCGCGCATCGCGTCATGGATGCCCGACACGCGGTCGAGGCGGTCCTGAGCCATCTGCGAGTACTGCACCTGTTGCTGGGTGATGCCGCCGACCTCAAGGTTGACCACCTTGTCCTTGTCGAGCGACTCGGACAGGATGATGTAGTCGTGCGGGCGGTCCTTGATGTCCTGCGCGAGTTTGGCGTTGCGCGCATCGACCATGACGAGACGCTTGTAGGCGGCGGCGCTCGACCGCACGCTCGTCAGGTGGGCGTTGAGATCCTCGACCTGCGACTGGATCGCCATGAGCGGCGACAGCGGGTACGGATCATCGGGGACGGTGTAGACGCCGAACACGGTGTACGGACCCTGCCGTGGGCCGAAGTACGGGATCGGGCGTCGGATGTAGCCGTCGTACTTGCTCGCCTTCGAACGACCCTTCACGAAGGTGTAGATGGTGCCGTTCACCATTCCGGGGCCGAGCAGTTCGTCGATCTCCTCGGCGAGCGACTGGTCTGCCTCCGGCACCCAAACCTCGTAGACGGCGAGTTCCTTGCGGTCCTCGATGTCGCGTCCGTTGTCATCGCGCACCTCGTCGAGATCCGTACCGGACGGGATCGACAGGATGGCGTCGAGGTCGTAACTCTTGTCATCCTCGGCGCGTGCGATCAGGTCGTTCTTGTCGATGGCGTAGCAATGCCCCATGAACCGCGCGTCCTCGATGTTGGTCGCGGCGGGATCCATGAAGAACCGCTCGGGGGAAATGCGGTAGACCCGGGGAAGATACGGCTCCTTCCCGTCGGTCTTCCTGACCTCGGGGCGAGGCTCACTCACCGTGAGCGCGACGCCGTAGGTGAAGAGCATGTCGGTCGCGACACGCTCAAGGGTGCGACGCAACTTGGTGATGCGGGACCACCTGTTGATCGCGATCTGAAGCCGCTTGCCGACCATGAGGTCGAGCATCGGGTTGCCGAGTTTCACGCGGAACTTCGGCGTGTCGTGGATGATGCGAGGCAGCACCAGCGACACATACTCGTGGCCGAAGTTCTCGGGATCGTCGATGTAAGGATCCGCGCGGTCATCTCTGAACGCGGGACCGTGGTACTTCTCGACCATCGTCCGAAGCGACGATAGATGCGTGTCGCGGAATCGCTCCGCGCTCTCCACCTCGCGGCGGATCGAATCGAACGAAAGGTCAAGCATGGTTTACCTCAACGCTGCGCCTTGCCTCCGCCACTCGTCGTGCCGCTGGAAACGGTGCCAGTACCAGCGGTGGCGCTGGTCTTGGATTGCTTTGCAACAGCGGCGCGGGCAGAAACCTTCTGCGCATACTTGCGAGAGGACTTGCCCAAGGCAGCCGTGTTTCCACCTCCGTTTCCTCCTCCATTTCCACCGTTCTTCGCACCGCCTGCGCCGTAGCGCGACTTTGCCTTTGCCATCACTTGCCTCCGCGCTTGTTGCGCTTCTTGGTGCTTCCCTGAGACCTAGCGAACTTCGCAAGGCCCGTCTTTGCCTTTGAACCCTTGTGCAGCATCTCGTGAACGACACGCTCTCGCTGCGAGGCTTTGGGAGTGAATCCCATCACTTGCTCCGTTTCTTCGCGGCCTTCTTCGGCAGCGACTTGATGTTTGAAGTCTCCTTCGCCCACCGCTTCGCCGTCCTCGGCATGGTGGCGAACATGTACTTCCGCTGGGCTTGCGACTTGAACGGCACGGGATCACCTCTTCACAAAGTACCTAGTGCGCACCCAGTCAAGTTCAACAGGTATCGGAACAGCCACAGACTGATCTCCGCGAAGCGTGAATCCACCGTTGTTCAACGAAGATCCAGTAACCGAGCCTGACAGGATGGTCGAAGCGAACACAAAGTTGTCCATTCTCGGGATATACGCCGAGTTGTTTTCCTCGTGGACAAGGACTCCGTTTGCGTAGAACTTGACCTGCTTTCCATCTCCACGGACCCAAACATGGAGCGTGTTCCATTGGTTGATTGGAACCCCGGTATTGACCCTGCGCTCGTAGAAAATCGGGCCTTTCCCTTCCATCGGAGGAACATAAGCATCTCCGTTCACAGAAAGATGGGCAAACCAAGTTGTCTCGGTCCCGAAGTTCGTAAATGCAATGCACGATCCGAATGGACCCGGAGTTGCATGTGTCAGAGGGAAGTATGTGATATGGCCCTGAGTGAACCCGATGCGGGGGACCGTCTCGTCTGTGACTGTATTTCCAAGCGAGTCGGAACCATCCTTCGTGCTTGCCCACTTGATTCTTGCGGTGCAGTCCATCTCAAACCAACCAGCAAGGAGATTCTGATTCGCCCCTCCGATTCTGTCGGATACAGCGCCGCGAAGTTCTCCAACATCTGCGATGTTTATCTTGTATGACTGGGCAGACTGCTCTGAATACGAGGAATCCAACGACATCGTCGCTCCACCACCCGTGGTCGGAATCCAAACATTCATGTTTCCCAGCACGAGACCGTTTACCGGAGTCTTTGCCGCGCAGTTGGCGAAAAGTCGGCAGCACGACCTGATGTCGAACTCACGAGCATCAGGGAAGGATGCATCGACAGAGTTTGATGTTCCCATCACGAATACCTCTTCGGGAAGAGCCTGAACTGGAGGTAGTCGCAGTACAGGGTTGACGGCTGCGAGACCGTACCCGATGCCTGAATCGCCAGACCTACCGTGTGAGATGAGACCGAAGAATCGGGAATTGATTCCGTCTCAACATGGACTACGGTGTCGTTCACCGTGAAAATCGCCTGTGTTGCAGATGGATTGACCCAAATGCCCAGCGTGGCCCATTGATCGACAGGAACGAATGTATTCGTCCTCTTCATCACTCCGGTGGTGCCGTCGTAGGCTTTGTAGACCGAGGCAAACCATGTGGTTTCCCCGGCCTTGCGCTCAAACAGAAGGCCGTTTGCAGTCCTGAACGCAGTCTGCTCCGCAATCGCGTTTGTGAAGATGCCCACGCGGACATAGATGTCTCCAGCATTGGGAGCGCCTGCGGTAAACCTGCACCGCGCCATCACATCCATCTCGCCAAACCCAAATGCCATAGCCCCCGTCGTGGTGTCCCTGATATATGCCCGCGTCGATGCGACGGCCGTATTCGGAACCGTCATGGCTACGACTCCGGCAGTCTGATACTGCGCGGAAAACTCGGATGCGTATGAGATGGTCGCAACCGTAGTTCCTCCGGTTGTTTCCACGAAATCACCGACATTGAAAAAGTCGCTCGACATGCGAGCGCATTTCTGAAGGTTGTAATCCCTGATCTCCACCGGGAACGATGTGATTCTCTGCTGCCTTGCGATTCCCATGATCATGCTCCGTTCTTGCGAAGTTCTCTCTTGTACACGGCTGCCGCAACCAATGTGATCCCCATCCTCACGGCGTCTGCCATGCTCACATGTCTCCCGATCGCATTCGAAAACCGAATGGAAATGCGCTTGAGATCCGAATGCGATTGCCTGTCGATGCGAACAGTAGCGGTCTGATTTCTCATCGCTTGCTCCTGTTGCTCGACCGCGAGGTCACGCGCAGGTTCGACCTGCGGTTGTCGCGGGGGTTTCCGTTGCGGTGGTCGATGTCCTTGCCATCGCCCTTGCTGACGCGGCCATCGCGCTCCGCAGCGCGTCGGACCTTGTTGCGTGACGCGCGGTCCTTCTTCGACGCTGTCGATGAGTGGAACTTCGCGTACTCGGCCTTGTAGTCACGGGGCATGGACAGGCTCCTTGAAGCAGTCCCAGCCGCGCTCCTCCGCCGTCCTCCGCTGATCGTCAAACGACATGGCGCACACCTCGCG